AAGCTAAGGGTGATCCTAAGACTGCGTGGGATAAGTTCTGGGAAGCGGTTGGGCGTCTATTCGGTATAGAAACAAAGTCTGCTAGCACCGAGACAATAGACCTCATAAACACGTTACTGGCTAGTTCGCCAGAAACCAGAAAAGCGACCACCATACCTAACGCTCTTGCGAAAGGGAATAACGCCGAAGTAGTAACTCACTTAATGAGCGGTGGTAAAGACTTTATAAAGGACGCTCCCTCCAATACACGACAGGAAATGTACGCGTTCCTTAGCAGGTCTGAAGAACGTGTTCGAGCTAACTTCTTAAATGGGGTTGGCCTTGAAGCGATTACTGATGTACTTAAGCTAAAAATCCCTGAAGCCAAGGAAGTCGAAAAGATACTATACAAAATCGACGGCGTGCGCGTTAACTATACGAAAGAGTATGAAGGATTAGTCTCTGACATAAACAAAGCATTTAAGCTAAAAGGGAACGACAAAACTACGTTCAACCGCTTGGTAGCCTTCTCTACTATCAACCGCATGGACCCCACGATAGACCCTGACAAGGTTAAGAAGCACTGGCTGGTGTACGGCGAGTACAATCCTGCGACCAAACAATATGTTCGTAAGGAAGTTAAGTTCGATACCAAGGCTAAGATGGATGCAGAAAAGGCCAGACTAGAAGCCAAGCAAGAAGCCGAAAAAACTTCTGGTAAGGTACCTACCATCCTTGGGGAAATAAAAGCTATAGAGCCTACGCAAGAGCGTGTTGCCCAGTATAAAGAAGCCAAGGGCATGTATGACTCGTTGTCTAATGATACACAGCGAGCTGCCTATACTAGTTTGCGGGACTTCTATAAAGACATAAACTCCGAAATTATTGCTGCGGAAGAAGCTAACATAGACAAGTTGGAGTTAGACCCCGACGCTAGAAAGACAATCCGCGATACTATGTTCCTTAAGCGGCTACAAACCGGGTTTATTGAGCCTTACTTCCCGCTAACACGTACAGGGGAATACTGGGTAGAGTTCTCTTATACAGACGACAATGGACAAACTACTTACGGTACGGGTTCTTTTGACACCGAACTACAGCGCGACCGTGCCCTTGCTAAGCTAAAAGAGTTAGATGTGGTGGATGCCGAAACGGTTCGGGCTAGGTCGCTTGCAGAAATACAGACCAAGACTTACGACAACACCATACCCATACCATTCCTTAGTGATCTTAGGAAGAAAATACAAGCCATTGAAGTAAAGGATGCGGCGGCTAAGAAACAAGTAGATGAGTTCCTAGCCGACTTAGTGTTGCGTGCACTGCCTGACCAGAGCTTAATCCAGTCCCGTATGGTACGCCAAAACATAGCTTTCTTCGATGGGGATGCTGTAGGGTCTTTACAGAAACGTGGACCTCAGTTCATCAACAGCCTTGCTAATCTTTCTAACATAGTAGAACTAGAGGCAGCAGCCAGAAAAGTCCGTGAAAAACGAGACTCTTTACCCGAAAGCGAAGCGTTAATACGTGAAGCAGCTACGATAGTAGCGGGCACCAAAGAAGAAACTGGAAATATGCAAGCGTTTGGTAACCTGCCTAGCTACCTTCAGTTTGCAAAAAACCCGTATCTTCCTTCTTACGCTAGATGGCTGCGGGCCGGTAGCTTTATATGGACACTGGGCGCAAACATCAGTTCTACTGTGGTGAACGCGTCAATCATACCTATGGTACTTCAGTCCAGACTAGCAGGGCAGTACGGGGCTAAACGGGCGACCATGTCCACAGCAGCGGCGGGTTCTCTCTACGCACGGTCATTCGGCAAAGTGACTAGACAAGGACTGGAGGGTGAGGTTAGTGAACTGGGTGGCTTCTCAATCACAAACGACTTTTCCGGCAACCCCGACAAAGAAAAAGAACTTGCGCCGGTTAAACCGCTTATATCCAAACTAAAAGATCGTGGTATGGACACTCGTACACTAGCGGGGGAAACATCTCAGATAGATAACCCCGTAACTCCTTGGATAAACAAGCTAAGTTATTGGTCTGGCTTCTTGTTCAACCACTCCGAAAGAGCGATACGTCAAATTAGTAGTGTTAGTATTTATCGTTTGGAGTTGGAGGACTTAGTAGCGAGAGCTAGAGGAGTTAAGGAAGGAAGCGTTGCGTTTAAAGACATCACCCCCGCTGAAGTAGAAGCTCTGGGTGAACAAGCTGCCGAAACCGCCATAGATACTATGCTGTGGGTTAACACTTCCGCGCTTCTTACAACGGCTCCACGCATAGCGCAAACCGGCCCGGGGTCTGTAGTTTGGCAGTTCAAACGTGTTCCGGGACAGTTCTTGTACACACATCTTAGTATGATTAAAGCTATATTCGAGGATATGACGGGTAAAGCAAGGACAGAAGCTGAGCGTGAAGAAGCTAGAATAATGCGAAACACGTTCTTCTACCTCACTGCAACGGGTGGTGCGCTGGTTGGGGTTAAGGGTTTGCCAATGTACGGCTCTGTAATCGCCCTTATGAACTTGTTCCTAGAAGATGATGAGGATGACGCCAACACCATCATTGCTAAGATGTTGGGTGAAGATTTGTACTATGGGTTAATAGCGCAGATGGCGGGCGTAGACCTTACTGATCGTATTGCCCTGACCAACTTAATGGTACGAGACCGTGGTAACTACAAGCCAACTAGTCAAGTGGAAGGGCTTATAGACGCATGGGCGGGTCCTGCTTACGGGGTAACTACACGATTTGGTGGGGGCCTCTTAGACTTGTTTGGGGATGACCCGAAGAACAAGGAAAGGGCTTGGGAAGCTATCATGCCTACCGGTATCTCTAACATCATTAAGTCTTACCGTTTTGCTACCGAAGGCTACGAGACAGGGCGCGGGGACGACATCATTACTGGTACGTTACCTGCGGGGGATGTGCTCAAGCAAGCACTTGGATTCTCCCCAATATCTACTCGCGCAGCACGGGATAGGTTGTCGCTCAATATACGCAAGGACTCCGGTCGAAAAGAACGCCGCAGTAAAATTATAGCTAAGATTACGTACGGTCTACAAAATAACTTGCCGGAAATGGTGTCCGAAGGGTATGCAGATGCGCGGGAGTACAATGCTGACCACCCGAGTACCATGATTAAAGTTTCTACTATAAAGCAGTCTATGAAAGGACAAGCAAGAAGGTCCACCACTGCTGCGTTAACTGGCGGTGCGCCGGTAGAGAGAAACGTGCTTAACGAAATACTGGAATCAAATCGAGAGTTTGAAGAAGGGTATGAATAAAAACGCCCCCCAATGGGGGGCTAAGTCCTCTGACAAGGAAATCGTGCAAGTGCATGATAACACACTTATTTTATCCTCCAAACGCGAACGCCATACTTTCCATTTTCTATACGTACACGTTTGACTATATCTTTTCTATCCACCCCGGTAGCCGAGACTAAATCGTCAATAGCTCTTGTTGTGTTAACGCAAGGTATAAATACTGAAGCTCCCGGGACAAACTTGTTCCAGTCAATTACTATCCGCACCCCATCTGGTGACAGATCAGTAGTCATCAACCTCGTCATCTTTTTCCTCCCACTCTACCACTAGCAAGTGTTGTAATGGGGTCTTTAGTTTGGTGCCTTTTCCTAGCCGCTGTTTCTTTGTTTGCATGTTCATGTCCCGCTTCATAAGCGCGTACACCGAACTAGTTGTATGCCCCCGCTTCATAATCCATTCCTTCCAAGTGTGGGGAACTAAGTACAGTTTATTTATGTCGTACTCCAACCTAGCGACCCAGTTATATAGGGGAGTCGCATCCGGCATAATTATGTTTTCCATGTTAGCGTCAGTACTTCTAGCATCATCCGTACTTTTTACGCGCAGTATGCCGCGCGGGTGTTCGTTTAAGTATTGTGCTACCAAATCGTGAATATCTATGACCATAGCCTCCATTTTTTGTTTAGCTTCTTTTAGCTTGAATATCTCCCACGCATAGAACGCATCTAAATCCCAGTCGAGTAATTCAAGCCTTTTTGCCAGTAATAATCCGGCATACACCGTACAGGCTTCAGCTACCCAGAATCTATGTTGGGTATCCAAACCCGCATCCTTTAACATGCGGTCTCTAGTAGCCAGTACAAGTTTCTCTGCTGCTTTAGGGTTCTTGACTAGCTGCTGTGCAAATATCTCTCCCGCATGCCCGTAATTATTTGCCAAATCGTCATTCAATGAGTTGGCGAGCATGGTGTCTTCTTCACTAAAGAGTTTTTTGGTAGCAGTAGCTTCGATCATACGTCCGATCTCGCCTTTTGCGTGCTCTCTGTGTTTCGATACTATGTCCTGTAGACTTGTGTTTCCGTTAGTGCCAACCAATAACGACCACTCTGCACCCCTGTACCGCTCCTCGTTTTGACCTGTATTACTTAACCTGTTCTTTTGCTCTCCATCTACTGCGGCATAACAAAACTCACTAGCTGGTTTGGGGTCATAGTTTGTAATCTCGTCGATGTACAGGGGTAAGTTCTTCCATATCTCCGCACGGTTCCACGCCGAATTGCCAGTATCTTTACCTCGAAGCACTAACTTTTTGGGGTTACCCCACACCGAAGCCCCACCGTACATACCTGTGGTCTTACCATAGCCAGAGTCTTCACTCATTAAATGGTATATAGCCCCCGCTATATTTGGTATGAACTGCATTAGTGGTGCACCAAATGCTAACCCAAACATCATCTGGTGTTCTTCAAAGTTAGATCGGTTATAGAACGCGGTTACTTTCTTCCACCCCTCCAATGTCCCCTTCTTCTGGAACATCGGGAAATACTGTGCAGTCCGCGAACTTGCAGGGTTAATTTCTATGCCGTGTGCTTTTACCTCCCTGTCGCCTATCACAAATCCTTTTAGGTCATCCGTCCACCCAAACTGAGTACGTACATGAACAAAATCCTGCCCATGCTCTTTACTTTGTAGCCTATTTATCCACGCCCCAACGTAGCTCATAAGTGCATCTGCCTGTTTACTAAGAACAAAAATATCGTTTATTCCCATAGACTTACGGAACTGCTCTTTTGCAGTAAGCTCTGTCATAGGTACTACAAACGTCTTTATCCCTTCCCTATCCGTATGGTGTTTAAACTCAAACGAAGGCCCCTCAAACGGGTCCAATAAACGCTTAGTTATATACAAAGGTCTTTTATATATTGTTTCTTCAGTTACCGTACCGTCTTCGTGTTCTATCGCAATGTATATCCCACCACTAGCAGAACGCTTATAAGGGAAAGGATACTCAGGTATAGATACAGAGACTGTCTTTGGCGCAATAGGTTCTACCCCGTCGTCTGCTTCTTCTTCACCTTCTGAAAGAACTTCGGGGGTTTGTATAGGCTCAATAACTTCTACTGCGTCGGATTCCGCTTCTCGTATCTCCATACACAATTTAATTGGAGATTTTATCTTCCCCTTGTGTGGGCACCCTTCACAACCAGAAGGATTATCCTTCTCAAATGTCATACAAAGGTGAGGCGTTTCTATGGACGAGGCTATCTTGTTGGTTTCATCTTCGGTGTATCCGTCATAGCCCTTGGAAATTAAGTGTATGGCTTGTTCACCATCAGCCTCACAATGCTTGGCGATTGACAGTACGTGGAGCCAGTCGGCATAAGACAGATCGTTGGGCTGCATTATTGCACGGTGAACTTGTCCGCAACCCTTACCAACCGCAGTTGCAGCCAATAGTTTAGAAAACTTCTTTATGTAATTTGCATTACCTTTGGCCCGGGCCAAGTCCCTAGCGTCTTCGTCACTGTAGTCTCTTGCGATGAGAACTGGTGTCGATATTTCTGGTAGGCAAGCAGCAAATGTTTCCAAGTCCACATAATCTTTCATTTTCCCCACGACTTTTACGTCAAGCGCGGGGTCTCCCTTCCAGTTATGGGTATTTGGTACGCGTAGAATACGCGCCGCATCTGCTGTTACTACAGGGTCAGCCTCCAAACCGAATTCAGCGCACGCCGATTTCAGCCGCTCCGCTACGGGTAACCACTCCTCCCTAGAATATGGGCGTGTAAGAACCCAGTAAACGTGAAGCCCCCGTCCTGAATTAACAACTGCGGTGCATGCCGGTAGGTTATACTCTTTTCTAAATTTACGTAATGCGATTACCGCGTCGCCTTGAGTGGCGTATGGTTTGTTTTGTCCACAATCCAAGTCCAAAAACAGAGCCTTTACTTGCAAGGCGTTTTCGGCTTTGCGCCCCTTCGTAGCATCTACGAAAGTAGCGGGGGAGTAGTAGGCATCGTAGCCTTCCACATCTAAATTGTGTGCGGTTTCCGCTAGAGCGTCTACCGACTTGAAAAAATTAGGTTTTACTGTTGTTTGTTCTTTGCCTTCCCCGTCTATAAACTTCTTTATCCCTACTACACAGTAGTAGCCTTCGTCGCCGAGGATAGTACTAAGAAACTCTTTGGTTTCCATATAGTTTCCATATCAGAGAAATAAGGGGCACCGGAGTGCCCCCGTCGGGTTTAATCGTCGAACTCATCCAGTAAGCTCGCAAGGTCTACATCGGCCGGTGATTCCGGTTTCTTCTTTTTAGAGACCTTAATTGTTGGTTCTTCTACTTCTTCTACTTCCGCTGCGACCTCTACAGCTTTTGGCTTCGCGGGTTCTGCCGCCACATTTAGATCGGGCATTTTGGGAATCGCAACGGGGGTACTATCTTCCTTTGGTTTTACGCTGAGCGCAATAAGTTTTTCGGTATCTTCGTCTTTTTGTTTACCTACAGACATCTTCAACTCGTCCGCTTCGAGCATACGGATTGGTTTAAAACATAACTTAGGTGTAGACGAATCAGTATCGAAACGTATTTCTGTAAGTACCGCAGCGAGTGGTGCACGCATACCATCTAAATGACGTGCGTAAGTTTGCAGCCCCATCTTTTGTTTGTTATCCCCAAACACACTAGTAGCAGGTAGAGATAATTGATACGTTTGATCGGATTTGATCTTACCTTCGGAATCAGCAAGCAGTAATGCCACGCGCTGCGAGAATCGGCAAGCACGCCCTTCACCCATACCGGAACCCTTTATGTTCTGCTTACAATCAAAACATGTTTCTGATTGTCTATCAGAGGCAAGCACATCGTCCGCAGGGCGACCAGTCTTAGTATCCGCTGACCAACACTTAGGGGGATTAGTTTGTCCCGCCACGTACTGCCCCTCAAAATACATACGAGACACGGGTGCGGTCTTAACGATTACTGCTCCGATAGCGCGCTGTTCTAGCTCGCCAACCTCTTGACCGTTAACGACTTTTCGGAATACACCGCCACGAATACTGAGTCTGTTCATGCCCCCAGATTGGCGTCCTGTCGCGTTGGTATCCGGTTGCAGTTGAGCTAAAAGGCTCTTGTACTCATCCGGCATATTCTCAAACAAAGTTAATTCACTCATACATCTTCCTCATCATTGAAGTCCAGTTCTAATTGCACTGGTTCATTTTGGTTGTCGTTGGTTGGTTCAGGGGCTTCTTGCTTCAAAGCAGATACTACCTGTGGGATGTTGAAACGGTATGTGTTACCGACCTTTATGTAGGTTTCTTTTGGTATATACCCCTTCCCCACCCAATCTCGGACGGTAGGTACTTTGACGCAGAGATACTTAGCTAGCTCCTCCACCGGAACGTAACTATCAGTCATCGCTTCCTCCGCACAGTTACACTATATTCGCTATCACAATTTAATCCCGGTGGTAGCAGCTCGGGGTTATCCTCAAGGAATTGCTTAAGGTTGCCTTGGTGGATTCTTTTTTCTAGTAGCTCGGGTACTTCGTGCTCCAGAATAAACTTGTTCATAGACTCCCAATCAGAAGTCCAAAACTTTTGTTTTACAGAACGATAGAACGTACCAGACTCCGTGCGGACGGATTCGATACCGTTGTCTGCACAGTGTTCTAGTAATACTTGTTCTATCTTTTTTAGTTTTAAATTGAGGAGTTCTTCCTGCTCACGGGCTTGGGCAAGTACTTCGTTTTTCTTGTCCCTTATCTTAACGTAGACAGAAACCAACTTATCAAGGTCAGAAACAACCTCGGGCATATCTACCTCCACTTGTGTTTTGTTATTTTGTTTACCACAGTTTTATGTGGTTTAACTAAGTTTATTGATGCTTAACCTATAGGTCAAGTAAATTTTTATATAAGTCGATCATTTGCGTGTGGATGTTTATTCGTTTATCTAGCATTTTATAGATATGCTTTTCTACATTAGAGCCTTCCAACTGAACCACAGTACAGGGGTGCTTTTGTCCTGATCGGTGCACGCGTGCGTTAGCCTGTGCGTAAGTTTCTAATGAAGATGTTGGTCCCCACCATACGATTGTGTTCGCAGCAGTGAGAGTAACCCCATGTGCGGCGGCTTGTGGTTGGATAATAAGAACGCGGGGGTCAGGGGTAGTTTGGAACCTATCGAATATAGCGGTGCGTTTTGCTGCACTTACGTCCCCACGGATGATGTCGTTAGTTATACCTTCTGAAGTTAATTTGTCCGCCAGTACTTCTATCACATGTTTAAAGGGAACAAATATAAGTATCTTCTGGCTAGATTCGGCAATGACTTCTTGGAGTACTTTGTATCGGTTTTTTATGTCGAACTCCACTGTCTCTCCACTGTCGGTATAGACTGCACCGCACGAGATTTGTAGGAGTTTGTTCATGTTAACCGCAGCGTTCGCCGCAGTGATTTGTTCTCCCGCCGCCGTAGTCATCATCTGCTTGCGTAGTAGTTCGTAGTATTTCTTTTGTTGCGTGGTCAGCTCTACCTCACGTTTAACGTAGGTCATATCAGGTAGATCAAGACACTCATCTTTCGTAAACCGTATTGCGGGTTGTAGGGCATTATATACAATATCTTTAGCGCCTTCTTTTGGTACCCACTTAAACTGCGTGGCCTTGTACATAACCATGTCGCGGAAAGCACCAAAGAATTTCGGTACGCCTTTGGGGTTAACAAGTTTGGCTAAGCCGTATGCGTCTACGGGAGACTGGGCCGCAGGAGTTCCTGTCATTAACCACAACCATGTTTCTGGTTTTATAATACTAGCCAATACTTTCCACCGTTTAGACTGTGCGTTCTTGTAGTGGGTAGCTTCGTCAACAATAATCAGATCAAACCCACCGTTAGCGATGTCGTCTTTTACTATCTCAACCCCGTCGTAGTTGATGATGACGTACTCCACATTGCTGTTGATTATCTCTTGGCGTTTTTTCTTGGCTCCATGCGCTATGTCCACAGTACGGTGCATAGCAAAGTTAAACAAGTCAGCGCGCCACGCCGAATCCATAATAGATATTGGGCAGATAATAAGAACGCGGTTGATAATACCTTCTTTTATTAAAAAATCAGACGCCCAAATTGCAGAACCTGTCTTCCCTGTACCTTGCTCGTTAAAGCAAAACGCTCGGGAATTCAAAGTTAAGAAAGAAGAAGTTGTTTTTTGATGTTCGAAAGGGGTGTACCGCCCCGTCCACTCGTACTTACCTAGTATGGGGGACGGTACTTCCTTTATGTTTAAGTTGCGTAGCACGCGGGATTCGTCCACGCCCCACTTAACAAGAACGTCGTTGTCGTTTAGTTTTTTGCTATTCGGAATTGCTGCTGTAATTTTATCGGGACTACGAACCCGCAGAAGCAAGCCTCTGTTATCTACAATTTCCATTAAATGTCCTTGTCGTTACTTCTTGCTAGATTTCTTTTTGTAGTTTCTAGCCCTGTTTTTACTGCTGCTTTCTACCTTGTAGCCATCTTTGTTTGTGCCACCTTTACTCAATGGTTTATTGTGGCTAACGTCCTTACCCTCTCGCTTGTCGGCTTTGCCGTTCTTGTTTTTATCAACACCTTCTTTATCTAGTTCGCGGCGCGCACGTTGTCTTTCCATGCGATCTTCATGCTCACCACGGGCTTTTTGCTGTTGATATTCTTTCTTGTAAGGACGTTTTTTGTTTACGTATGGCATGGTAGTCACCTCTTATAAAATGGCTCCGCATCTTTTGCGTACTCTTCGCGCTGTTTATAACGCACCATTTCTCTGTCTTGAATTTCGTATGGGTAAATATCTTTAAACATTACGAGCTTTGTTCGTTTTTTCTTTTCCTCTGGTAATTCCACAGGAGTCGCACGATAAGAAGCTGCATGAGACGGCACGGCAGTTCTACCTTCTACGAAATTAGTTCCTCTGTCCGTTAACACCCACACCCCACTTCGTTCTGATGATTGTTTAACTAAACCCCAGTACTTTAGTTTTTGGAAGTTAGCTCTTTGGCTATTGGTTAATCGTAGATTTTCCAGATGTTCCGTACGCCCTGCATCGTACAAACGTTTCATTGCTATGGTAAGACCCTTGTTTATTCTATGCGTGTAGGTAACTACTTTAGCACCACAACACTCGCATAATTTATTATTTTCGTCATTATCAAACATCGGTATATCTCCTTTGTTATCGCCTCCCATTGTGGGGGCATTCAGTAACGACACAATGCGCTCTGCATAAGCCCGTAGGTTTAGGATTCCACACATCGTTTTCGTAAGCCTTTTCTAACGCACCGTAAGCAATCAACCACTTACGCCACAAGTCTGGCTCATTCGTTACAGTGTAAGTTTCTTTTATAAACGCGTTACATACTACAAATAACAACCCACTCTTTACTACTTTTATTTCAGGGAAGTGCTTGAATATGGCTAGTGCCATTAGTTCAAGCTGCCCTTTATCCGCATACTTCGCAGATTTTCCTGTCTTGTAGTCGAAAACCTTTGCTACTCCAGACTCTCTGTCCAGAATAATAAGGTCGGCTACACCCCTGTACCACACACTTTTGTCAAAAAATTCGCAAGGCTCAAGATTCTCGGTAAGCCCCATCTTGTACTCGCAGAGCTTGTCACCCTTCATCCCTTTTAATTTGTCGAGCGCGGCTAGCGCGTAATCAAACCTCGGGTCTAACTCATTACTTACCCCGGCCACATAGTCTTCTGCGGCTTTGTGGAATTCGTTCCCATAAAGTATTGCTTCTGTTTGGAAGTTTTCTTCGTAGTCCTTCTTTACCTTGGTGTGGTAATACTTCTTGGGGCATTGGTCGAACGTCTTTATGCTGCTGAATGACCATGTTGGCTTGGTATCCATTCAATACAGTCTCCATAGTTTTTTCCGATTTCCACGTCACCACGGACTGGGAGACCTTTTGCCCAATCTGGTACGTAACGCATACAAGAGTCGATATAATGAGCTGCCTCATCAACCTCCTCATCTCGGACACAGCATACCACAGAGTCGTGCACAGTTAGTAGAACTCTATATTTTCTAGATATTTGCAACATCTGATCCGACATAACACAACGTGCTATTCCCTGACACACGTTCTCTATAACTTTACCACCGTATATCTTTACCCAACCCATTCTGGTCTTGTATTGAAACTGCAAGCCTTTTTCTGTTTCTTGTGCTCTTAGCCCGTTGTAGTGCATCAAAAGGCCAGACGGTAATTTGATCGCCCCCTCATTACCTCTGACTTCTAGCACTCCACCCCGCCCAAGATCGGAACTGTAGTACTGGTACATGTTCTCTAAAACAACCTGAGCTTGCCGCCACAGTTTAGTTATATTACTGTTCGCGCTGCGGTATACGTTTATAATACGCTTACACTCTTCTTCGTCTATCTCTACACCCATACCCTTTAGCTGCTCACGAAATCTTATAGCCCCCATACCATATCCGGCTCCGAGAATCGTAGTCTTACCTACGAACCTTTCGCTCCCCGATATTTCATCAACGGGTTTGCCATATATAGCCGAGGCCATGATCTTATACACATCCTCACCCTTGGTGAATGCCTCTACTAAATCGTTTTGTCCGGCTAGCCACGCCAGAACTCGTGCCTCAATCTGTGCAGAGTCGGCTTGTATTAAAGTGTAGCCTTTTGGTGCGAGAATGCAGGACTTAAGAATCTTTGCGTTCTCTCCTCTGCTTGGTAGGTTTTGTAGGTTTATTTTATCCAAACCTCCCCACCGTCCGGTATGAGCTGCGTAGTATTTTATAGGTACCGGAAGCGTCCCGCGCATCCCTATGTCGATGAACCTCTCAGTACGTGTTTCCTCTAACGTACTCTTAAGCCCTATCCGGGCCGCCACTAATGCTTGTACTCTTGGGTCTTCATGTTCTTGGAGTGCTTTGAAACCCTCATCGCTTTTGGCGAACGCAAAGGCTTCTTTACCTGTGCGCAAACTTGTTTTCATAGGTGGTGTAACCCCCAGCGTCTCAAGCGCCTTAGCAAACTTAGGGTTAGACATTAGCTCGTCTTTACTGATACCACACTCCTCTAACAGCTTGTCTTTTTGCGCTTGTAAGGTGTCGAGGTGCCCCTCTAATTTATCAACGTCTAACTCAAGTACAGGGTCAATGAACATACGCAGGGTCATATCTATAACTTTAAGTTCTTTTTTGGGGAACTTTCGCCCACGCATAAAACGGTTAAATAATTTGTAAGTCAGCTCGACATCTTGTATGCAGTAATCCCCGTACCGTTCTAATTCCTCATCAGTAAACTCATTCCTGTGTTTACCAATGGCGTTTAATACTTCGTTCCCCTTCTCCCCAAGGTTGTACATATCAGCAAGGAACTTAAGTGAGCCGCCAACTTCCGTACCATGGAGCGCACGAGCCATACACAACGTATCAAGGAATAGCTTAGGGTGAATATCAAACAGCCAACTAAGAATAGCACCATCAAACATAGTGTTATGGGCAAGAACAGCAGAATTTTTCCAGTCGTAGTTATCATGTAAATACTCTTTGACCGCACTAAAAGACCCACTTAGCCACGCAGTCTCCTCATTGTTTACTTTAACCCCAAGGCCAATGACCTCAAACTCTGGGCTTCGTATGTACTGCTCTGTTGTCAGCTTAGACAAACTAAACTGCTTATCGTAGTACGTCTCGAAGTCTACCGTTAT